CATACCTGTGAGTTTTGATTTCTTTAATTTAAACGGAACGTAGTTATTTTCTTTACAATGATTTCTAATGATAAGATTTAGAGTTTTTAATACTATCTGGTCGATAAATTCATCAGAAAACGGAACCTTTTTAAATTCATATTTGATATTATCAATAGTAGTATCTTTTAGGCTTTCGAAAACCCTTGTCGGCATTTGATTTGGGTATAATTCATCCCAAACCAAAGAAAAGAATTTGAATTGCCTTTGAGGAGTAGTTTTCATATAATGAAATAGTAGGAGAGTTTAACAATAAGAAAGGCCCTAATTAAAGGGCCTTATCTTCTACTGTTTGTTATCTTCCGGTTCTTCTGATTCCGGCTGTTCTGATTCTGGTGAAGTGGATAATTCGATAGGCTCACCTGTATTTGGAGTACCTACTCCTGGCTTATCTGCCTGTGGAGCTGGAGTTACAATAAATACATGACATAAAATGTCCTTAACCCACTCAGACCCTATAAATTGTAAGTTGTCTTTAGCTTCAAAGGGTTGACCTGAAGCTATTACAGCCACATTCAAGGTTCCAACTTCTTGTTCGGAAGTATCATGAACAGTGTGAAGGAATAGGTGGTGATTGTTAAGACTAGCCTTAACCCCTATTACGTTGGAGTTCCTCGGGATTCTTAATTCGTTCATGCCCATATCATTAAGGGGCCATGCTGTTGTTACTTTTGCCATAATAAATATAAATAAATGTTTAAATCAAAAAAGCCCTTAAACTTTAAGGGTAAAAGGGCTTTTAAGATGAGTCAACTATTCAAAATTGAAATACACAGTATAATTTAATAGTTACTTAATTCGTTCAAAATCTATACTAGGAGGGTTTTCATTACCCGAATAGTTAATCTTTATCTCCGGCTTTTCTACAAGTTTCCTGGCTACATAGATAAGAATCCATAGCCCGCAGAGAATCCAAAGAGTAATTCTAACCCAACCAGCTAAATCTAAAACCCCTATTAGGATAGCATAGATTATAGCGTAATGTGGGAAATTCATTGGTAATGAGTTTCTATCAATTACTGGCCTTCTAATTAAGCCTTTAGATTGTTTCCGTGCCATAGTTTTCTGTATTTGAGTTTAATTCTGCCCATCCAACTACCTTATAACAATTCCCGTCAAAATCATCTATTTTGTAACCTTGGCCAGGTAAATAATGCCCCGTGGTAGTTTGATTCCAATTCTTACCCTTATTAGGGCAAACTATAAGGAGTTTAACCTTTCTACTGGTGTCCGGTGGAGTGGCCGGATGATTATAGCTATTTGACATTTCCTTTAGTGTTTGAAAGTTGAATAAAAGCGTTGTAATCAGCCTTAACTGCAGATTTATATTCAGCCAATACCGCTGGTGTAAGAGGGGCTTTCATGGCCATTAACTCTAATCTTCGGTGATGCTTTTCTTTGCTTAACTGTTCCGGCCCGATAACATAACTCTTTCTTTCATGTACTTTACCTTTCTGGTCAGGGTACATAGCGATAATCATACTACCTGTCCTAACTCGTGAATGGGTAATAGTTGGGTCTACCGGTAAAGAGTCGACGAATGATTGAATCATAGACTTAGCTCCCTGCTCTTTCTTACTGTTCTGTGCTGTTCTCATATTATATGGGTTTTATAGTTCTAAATAAAAAACCAGAGGTGATTCACATCAGCCCTGGTTAAAATCATGAATATTTATACGATCAATATTAAATAGTAACCCGGGGATTTCAAGTAAATGGGCAATACTAAACCTTATATTGATATGAGAAAACTTAAGGTTTTAGGAATTGCTGCTGGAGTGGGTAGTTGTCTATTCACCTTTCACAAAAGGCGTAATTTCGAAGTTATAGGTAATGTAGAGCCTAGAGCTGTATTTCATACGAAAAAAGAGGAGCAATGGAAATTAAACTTTGGTGATATTCCGTTCGAGAGGTCTATTGAGCCTTATATGAGGAAAATGAAGCCTGATATAATTATTGGGCATCCGGATTGTGGGGACAGCTCTATTCTAAGGATGAGCAGAGCTAAGAAAAAAGGCAATGTTAAAACTAATCCTAGCGTGAACTTATTTTTGAATAGTATAAATCATTATCAACCCTCGATTTTTCTACTAGAGAACTTACCGCCTTTCCTAGAAAGTCACCCTCTTGAGTCTCTGAATGATATATTTTTCGAAAGATATTCTTTAATTGCCATTCAAGGCTCGGTTTCTTTATGGGGAAACTCACAAGTTTCGAGAAATCGTCTGGTTGTAATCGGGGTACTAAAGTCGAGTAAAGTAGCTCACCTGAGGGTGAATAAACTGATTGAGCTCCTCTGTCATCATCAAACCCGAAGTCAAAACCTAAAGCCGTCAGATTTGAAATGGCTACCAGCTCAGACATTCGAACTGGGGGAAACTGAGAACGTATCACTGGGTCATTATCGGGAGCTTCCAAACACATTTGTTTCAATGTATCATCCGACGGATGGGAGAAGAAAGTTACCTTTCCATGAAGTCCGCTCAATTTGGGATAAGCAGCTTCCCAAATCTTCCCAAAGGTGGCCTGTTGGCGGAAAGATGAAGAATCAACCGGGAGTTTCTCGTCATGTTCCTGGGAAACCTCCTTTGACCGTGAGGAAACAAAACCGGCAGTTTGGGACTTCCAATCTGGTTTTGAGTCCAAGAGAGATGGCAAATATTCAGGGTTTTCCGATTTCATTTCGATTGTTCGTTGATTTGAATCAAAGAGTATATTGGCTAAACAAGAATAGAGTGGCAGTGACTAAATGTCCACCCTATGAAATATCAAAATGGTTTAAAAAAGTAATAAAAAAATCAATCAGATGATTAAAGTAGTATTACCCAATCTCAAGTTTAAGAAACAGAGGGTTGGAAAGATAGAAAAACTTGAAAGGTATCCGATGCCCAAGTTTGACCCGGTTGAATGGGCAAAATTCAGTAATCTCGATTTTGGGCCTAATTACATCATACCTGAAGATGGTACCATGATTCAAGTATTACCTGAAGATAAGGTAGGAACAACTGACAAAGGTGATTTGGTAGAGGATAACGTTATCTCAATCTTTGTGGCTGATTCTGATAAAGCTGAAGAGAAATATCAGGCTTACAAAGAATATTGGAACCGTCAGGTTCCAACATCCGGAACAGCTGAGCGTAGCGAAGATGTGAAGGTGGCCAATAAAACCAAGAATAAGAAAGGTAAAGGTAAAAAGGGCTAAGCTACCTGTATACGCGCACGTACGTATACGCGCTAAGGTAACCTCTTCCATATCTTCACTCCGTTCAGATATTCCAGAGTATAACCTTATTCACTTCGTTCTAAGGTTATATCTTATCGTAAGGTTATTTTTTCTTTTATTTAATTTTCTTTTTTGAAAAGAGGGTATAAGGGAGAAAAACTTTTTTCTTTTATCAATTTTTTCTTTTACCCTAAATCTAGTAAATTTGTAACTATGAAACCCAACTACTATTTAACATTGACGTTGAAACGATATGGCTAAAAAGAAGACACCTGACATAAAAGCTGCATTAACCCAGAGCCAGTTTGAGATTCTGTTAAAGGTTACCAAGGATGTATTCTTCTTTTCCCAGTTTATCTACCTGATTCACCCGGTTAGGGGAAAGACAAAATTCGATCTCTTCCCCTTTCAGAAAGATGTTCTATACCACTTTCTCACAAAGAGGTTTAACATAGTTCTGAAATTCAGACAGGCTGGGATAACGGAATTAATCTCTATGTACTGCCTCTGGTTAGCAATGTATCACCCAAACAAGAACATTGTTATCCTATCCCTAAAGGAAAGGGTTGCTAAGAAGGTACTTAGGAAAATCAAATACATGTACCGGAATCTACCTGACTTCTTAAAGGTAGACGTAATAAACGGTAGACCAAATGAATTAGGAACTGCCCAGGAGATAGAATTTGCCAATGGGTCAATCATATCCTCAATCCCAACTACAGAGGATGCAGGTCGTTCAGAAGGTTTATCCCTACTAGTTATTGACGAGGCGGCCATTATGAAATGGGCCGGTTTAATTTGGACTGCTGCATATCCTACACTATCCACAGGGGGAGCAGCAATTGTCAATTCAACGCCTTATGGAACAGGGACCTGGTATCACCAATTATGGGTGAATGACTGTTCACAAGGTAACGAGTTCTTCCCAATAAGACTAAGGTGGCAAATGCACCCCGAACGTTACCGGTTTGAAGGCGATATGGAGTGGTATAATTCCATGAAAGCCCAAATGGGACCCCGTAAAACTGCACAGGAGATTGATGGTGACTTCCTTACTTCCGGTGTTAACGTATTCGATTTAGCTGATATCCGAGCCATTGAAGATGAGTTAGACCTTTGGATTAACATACACCACAACCCAGAGCTAAGGGTATTCCGTGATGCTACCATTATTCAATATAAAAACTTCAAAACCGGCGAAGATTATTATATCGGAGCTGACGTTTCTACAGGACGCTCACGAGATTATTCTGCCTTTAGTATAATGGACAAGTATGGTGAGGAGTACGCATCTTTCAAAGGTAAAATACATCCATCCCAATATGCTGACTTACTTATGGAATGGGGTGAGAAAGCCAATCAGGCTTTACTTGCACCGGAGGGAAACGACATAGGTATGACCACAGTATCTAAGATAGATGACTCAGGTTATCCTCATTTATATTATTCTAAAGCTCTAGTACGGAAGAAAAAGAAAAGAAGAAAAGAAGAGAAAGAGATTCCCGGTTGGTACACTACAAAACAGAATAGGCCGGTAATCATAAGTGAGCTGGAAGAAGATATAAGAAAAGAAACCATTACTATCAAAGACCAACGATTCGTAGAAGAGGCTTATACCTTTATTTATGATGAAAAGAATAGGGCAGTGGCCTTAGGAAAAGGTCGGGGTAGTGATGACGATGATGACGATGATAACATCTATACCGATGATACCATCATAGCTAAAGCGATAACGAATCACATACGTAAACAGCCTATTAGAAGTAAAGTATTAATCAAACCTCAATAAGAAATGGGATTAAGAGAATTAATTAATGATGGTCTTGGTTATATCGGATTAGCCCCAAGAGGAGTTGAAAGAGATAAAACCAACCCAATACCCCCTAATCAGGTAAATCCTGATAATGCTAAGGGGCTTTTACCTCCTGGCAGGGTTAGCCAACCTCCACAAAATACCGCACAGGAAATCGACCTTTTTGGAGATAAGAAGACTTTGGTATTACCAGGTTTCCAATTCGAAGTCATCCCAAAGATACGGAAATTAGTTTACTCCAACCAAGACGTATCACAAGCTCTTCATAACATCGTAACACTTGCTAATACCGGACATAAAATCCGGTTTGATAGTTCTGTTACTTTGGAGAAGGCTAATGAAATGAGGGAACATCTAAAAGATATTGCACCCAGTTGGCACTATGGAGCTGCTGACATGAATGCCATCGTAAACAAACTATTTGCTCAAGCTATGATCGCTGGAGCAATTTGTGCGGAGATGATACCAAATCAAAAATTGACCGGGATTCATCGATTGTTTATGCCTTTACCTGAAACCATCAGGTTTAAGTATAATAAAAGAAAACAAACCTATGAGCCCTATCAATTAGCCCCGGGTTATCGACCCATAAGTGGTAAAAAGGACCCATTGGATAGTTTAATCAAGCTTAATATAAACACCTTCCGGTATTATGGGATCAATGGGGATACTGAATTACCTTATGCATGGCCTCCTTATCTTCCAGCCATTCCAGCATTAACAGATCAAGCCACAATTTGGGAAAACATCAAATGGATAATCCAACAAATGGGGGCTTGGGGATTCTTATCTGTTATTGTTGAAGTACCAGCTAGAGCACCAGGGGAAAATGAGAAACAATATGCACTTAGATGTGAGAAACATTTAGAGGCTGTAAAGAATAACATCCTACAAGGAATGAGGGATGGGGTAGTAGTTGGAAGTAGACAACAGGATTCAGATGAACCCGACCACCAATTCGAATTTAACTCCAGTGCCAAGAGTGCTGCCGGATTAAGTGAAGTAGTAGGATTGAATGAGTTGAAAGTTTCAGCGGGTTTAAAACAGGACCCTTTGTTAACCGGAAAGAAAGCAGGAGGTGGTGCAGAAGGCTCTACTACTGTTCTATTTACCAAGCTTCTAAGTGAGCAGGTAAACATTCAGAGTAATATCGGCAAAGTACTGAAAGACCTTTACACACTTCATTTGAGATTGGCTGGTTATTCTTTTAAAAGCCTAGAGATAGAGTGGAATCCATCTACCATATTGGATAACCTCAAAAACCAACAAGCTCAAGAGATTAAAATTAGGAACCTAAGACAACTCAGAATGGATGGAATCATCTCACAAGATGCTTACGCAGAGGGGGTTGGAGTGGATAGGCCATATAAACAGGAGCCAGTAGTTCCTTTTCAACCTGCCAAATCTACTGGAGACCCTAACTTAGATGCTGAGAAGAAAAGGGTAAGAGAAAAATCCAAAGACACATCAGACAGAAGAGTAAGAGACAAGAATAAACCACAAGGTTCTAAAAAACAATAACCATGAGTAAAAAACTATATTTAAAAGAATATGACGGCTCCATTAGACTGGGAGCCGCTCACAGTTTAATAACTGGACATGGCCCCCGATTAGCTATCATGGAAAAGGAGGCGATAGAAAGAAAAAAGGAGATAGCTAACTTAGGGCTGTTCGAGTATTCTAGCCCAAACTTCAATACCTATTATCCCGAAGCCACTGAATCAGACCTTAAACCAAATGAGGCTGAGTTCATCCGACCGGTTTATCGTGCATTATCGGAAGTTGTAGTAAGAAAAAATATTGATCCCTTAGATTTTAGTATGGATAACGTTTTAAAAGCTTCTATGTCGCTTTTAGAAGCTCAAACAGTCTATACAAATCATGATGCATTCATAGGAAATGAAATCGGAGTTGTATCTAAGGTGTTTTGGGATGAGGGTCATACCTCAAACGGGATAAAAATACCTGCAGGAATAAACGCGGAGTTCCTTATTGACGGTAAAGCTCATCCAAATCTAGCCAGGAAGATATTGATGGACCCTCCGGCTATTCATTCAAATTCAGTAACCGTGACCTTTAAATGGACACCATCTCACCCTAAGATGGATATTAGTGAATTTAGAGGTAAGGTAGGAACTTATGATGATAAGGGCCAGCTTATCCGTAGGATAGTTTCAGAAATTACCGCTTTTTATGAAACCTCTTTAGTTTCACATGGGGCAGACCCTTTTGCTAAACAAATCAGAGATGGTAAGATTGTTAGCCCAGAGTTTTCAAAGGCTAGAGACTCTTTCTCTGAACAAATACCTGAGTCTAAGCAATACTTTATGTTTTCTTATAAAGACTCATTATCAGAAATTACAATACCCGAAAGACTTAATAATAATGAAACGGGTACCGAAGACGAAAATAAAACCCAACAGAAAATGAAAAAAGAGACCATCATCCTATTAGCCGCTTTACTTGGCTTTGAAATCTCCGCTGAGCAATTAGCAATGACGGAAGAAGAGTTCCAGGAGGCCTTTGATATGGAAAGCTTTGAAGCAGAGATTGCTAAAAGCCAACCTGATCTATTGGCTCAAGCTGGAACCATTGAAACCCTTACTGCAGAAAAGGAAACTGCAGAAGCTGAGGTTGAACGATTAACCGCTGAGAATGCCACATTATCCAGCTCTTCCGAGGAAATCACCCAAATGAAGGCTGATTTATTGGTAGATGTTAAACGTTTGTACGAAACAACTTCTGGTAAAAAGGCAACTGATGCTTTATCGGCCACTTTCCAAAAATCGGATTACGCGGTATTGAAATCCTATAAAGAGCTTTACGAAGCCCAATTGGAAGAGAAATACCCTAATAAATGCGGTAATTGCGGCTCTACTCAATTATCGAGAGGTTCTGCTAATGAAGAAGGCGAAGAAGAACAACAAATCGAAAGCTTAAGTGCTAGAGAGATTAGGTCATTTTTCCGAAATGGGGAGATTGAATTAGACCCTAACAGAGATTATTAGGCCTAGCCTATATTTTAAATAAATAAGTATTAACAATTTTCATTAAACACTCATGAAAACATACGGAGAACAAACTAGGCCTACGATATTCCTAACTATTGAAAGCCACAAACTTCACAAGGAGTTCCTTGTACCACAAGCTACTCCAGTTCGTTACAGTCAACCTGTCAAACTTACACCAGCCGGTGAGGTAGTACCTTTAGCCCCTGGGGATAATCGAAACCTATGTATAGGAGTATCAATCCACAATTCAGTTCAGAACCCTTATGGCTCTAGCCAGGTAACTGTATTGATGAAGGGATTTTCTACTATCCTTTGTCAAGCATCTGACGATTTAACAGCCGGACCAGTTCAATTATCGGGATTCGAAAACGTAGTTGGGCCGAACGATCCAGAAGGTAAAACCGAAGCTTGGTATGGTCTAAATACTGTTGAACAAGCTGCAGCAACCGATGCCGATATTTTCGGATGGGCTATTGAGCCAGCTGAAGAAGGTGGGCCAGTTGAAGTAGTTATTTTTTAACCCGAAATAAAATAAGAAAATGTTAGAAGCAAAATACGAAAAAAGTAAAATTAAGGCATCCCTAAGAGAGGCAGCAAGAGAAGCCCAAGCCTTAAGAAATGACCCCACTAAACCAAAAGAGGTTTCAGCTATAGACATCTTGATGCAGAAGCATGGTAAAGATGGTTCGGGGGAAGTAGCAACGTTCAACGAGATGCTACGTGAATTAGGTATTGAAACGGAACATGATACCTTTCAAGGGGTTATCACTGCATTCCCGGATGACCTTAAGTATTTAGTACCAGAAATCATCTGGTCTCGGGTTAGATTAGGACTTCGTAGAGCACCTATTTATCCAAACATTATCTCTCGGGAAGAGCCAATCAGCGGATTGAAGGTTCAAATGCCTTTCATCAATATGTCGGATGCGGCTCCACGTTGGGTAGGTGAAGGAGAAACCATTCAATTCGGTTCTATCTCTTACGGAGCAAAAGAATTTAAAATCCGCAAAATGGGCCGGGGTGTTAAAGTAACCGACGAGGTTATGAAATACTCTACCATCAACGTGGTAAACATCTTCTTTGAAGACTTCGGGGTAAAATTGGGTTACGGTTTAGATTCTGTTGCTATCGATGTTCTTATGAACGGAGAACAAGCGGATGGCTCTACATCAGCACCAGTAATTGGGGTAACTACTCCAGGTACAATTACCTATCGTGATTTAGTTCGAGTTTGGGTTAGAATGGGATTAATGGGTAAGAATCCAAACACGATGGTAGGTGGCGAAGAAATGTCAACCGACATTTTAGACCTTGACGAGTTCAAGAAATCAAATCGCACTGCTGCACCGGAAGCTCGTTTGAATATTCAAACACCAATCCCTACGCAATCTAATTATTACGTACATGGCTCTATCGATGAATCCCAAGTGGTAATCTTAGACCCACGTACAACTATGATTAAATTCAATGCGGAGGCTTTGAAGTTCGAATCTGAAAGAATTGTATCAAACCAGACAGAGGCAACATATGCTTCATTGACTACTGGGTTTGCTATCCTTTTCCAAGATTCTCGGGTTATCTTAGACCAGACTTTGGACTTCGCAACAAACGGTTTCCCGGATTACATGAACCCTCATGCATTAGCCATCGAAACTATAAAGTAGAACCTCAGGTTAATTTTGATTTTTTTTTCATATTTAT